AACTTAGAGTTTCCCATGTCAGATGCTGTTCTCTCTAGTTTTTTATACTTTATGTACTGTAATTTATCGAAATATTCCTCATATCCCCTCCTTACATTCTCTCCCGGAGGGATATAATCGATACCAAATCTGCTAGTCGCAAAATCAGTTACTTTATTCATATAGGGTACTACAAAATCACGCATTGGCTGAGACCAGTCTGAAAAATTACTACCATGCAATCTGTAGTCTTTATATGTTTGACGAGCTGTTTTGTAGGGAAGAAATTTGCTTATAGGAGAAAATGCCATCGCGAATAAACCAGCAGATCTCCCACCACTAAAACGACTCAATAAAGATGCGCTTATAGCTGGCTCAAGAACACTGCCAGCACCCGTAACAGACGCTAAAACGTGTCTATATATAGAACTCATTGGTCGAGCTATCCCAGTAACGTCTTGTGGCGGAGTCAAATCAAGAAACTCGTACTCCTCCATAGTCTTTTCTCTCTGAGACAAGTGCTGCTTTACAACCTCTCCCCAGTGTGGATCCTCTCGCGTCATAGATTCTGCGAGATACTTATAGTGGTGATACTCCCTTGAGTATGGAGCAATATCGGACAATATTAGAAACCTATCTACTGCGTCGTATACTTTGGGAATACCAGAATGAAGATGGTGCAAAGACTCATATCCAGCCCCCGGGAGCCTTGCTTCTCCCATCTCAACTTTTGTATATGGGTCTCCAGTCCCGAAGTTTTTAAAGTAATCTTCTCCAGGCAACCACTCTGGGCTCATGTTTTCTACTGGATTGTATTCATCAATTCCTCTTCTTCTGTGCGGCAATAATCTTCTAAAGAACTCTGTTGTTCCACCCGGATCTCCTATATTCATATCCCAATAGGATCTCTCGTACCCGGTTGCTCTTCTTGCACTTTGCATTACTGGGCCTTCTGGCAGGAAATCAGAGTTTCCAGTTATACGCTCAGCCAGATTACTTATAAAAAATCCGCGTAATCCCATCTGCTCTGTGAGTGTGTATGCTCCCTGACTTGCTAACCAACCTGGTGAAGCCGGAGAAACTTTTGGAAGCATTGGCAGATTAGAAACTTCACCCATACCAACGCCCGCTCCACCACCACCTACTATGGTTCTAGACCTAGATTCCTCTGCTTGTGGCGCACCAGAATACTCTGTGTGCATCAGTCTCTGCGGTTTAAGAACCGACCCTATAGTAAGATTCCCAAGCCAAGCAAATGGCATTGTAGGCTCAAAAAGCTCGCCAGTCATTGGATACGGTCTATCTTTGTAGTGCTTCTTTTCCCAATAATACGGATCCCACGCTCTGCCTTGTAACAGTGGTGCCAAAATGGGGGAGAACATTGACCCCTGAGCCAATTCTTCAGTCTCTGAATCCCATAGTTGTCCTCGATACTTATACTTACTTCGCATCATAGGATACCAGTGAGGTCTCCAGTACATTGCTTTTCCACCACCGAACGGAGTCTTACCAAACATCCAGTATCTACCTTTTTTAACTGGTATGTCCTGTTTCCCTGTATATATTCTGTGCAACTCCTCAGGGCTCTGAGTTATGTCACCCCAAGTAATCAAAGCTGTCGCAATACCAAGAGCAAGACCAGTCATCGCTCCGCTTTTTCCGCCCAGCTTCTTACCTATCTGAGTCATCCATATTGGAGAAAGAGCCTTGGCTATTGCCATAGCTGGACTCTTTACTATACCTGGAAATGCTTTTTCTGCTTTTCTAGCGGTTTCTGTAACACCAGCAAAAGCCAATACATTTTGCTGAAACTCTCTTGCCGTTGTATACATCTTACCAGCTACATCAGTGACTCCCCACCCGGTCGTTTGTCTGGCCAAATAATCTATTGATTTAAATGTAACAGCAGCACCAAGACCAGCAACGGCTAATCTTCCAAAACCACCCACGTATCTTCTTATAGCGAGATCTCCGTAAGATCCCTTACTCGCCCCAATCATATTTGAAACAAAACTCGTCATCCGAGTCTTATTTGCGGATATTCCTACTCCAAATACCCCTTCCATCTGTTCAAAGAATGTACCCTCAAGAAGAGAAAGAACATTCCGTTTTGCTGCCCCACCAGATGGAAAAGCATAGAATGTTCCACTCTGACCGGTTCCCCACGTTCCACTGAGCGATTTTCCTTTATCAGCGTACCTCCGAAAACCGGCAGCATATTCCCTACCAGTAATTGGATCTTTTATGTTAAGCCCTACAGCATCTCGGATATCCTTCCATTGCCTCTGCAAGAAACCTTTTTCTGTAGCAAACGGTTCACCAAGACCAAGCCGCATCTGTGCCTTATACATTTCATAAGAACGCTTTGCGTATGGTTTAGCTGCTTCTCTTTCGATTATCTTTTTTAATGAAGCATCATATGACTCTTGAATTGCTGATTTATTTTGTGCAAAGAAATCTTTTGATTTTAATAACCCGGCAGACTGCTGAACATCATCTAAATGGGTAGATAGCGTACTCACTACCTCTCGAGTGGTTCTTTCTCCAGAAGAGACTGGTATTGAGATACCCTTTCCTGCAAGATATGACTCAAGAAAATCCCTCTGTCTTTCGAGTAAAATGTCGTTCTTCTTTGGAGCAAAGGCGTTCTTAACGAATTTCTCATAATTCATACCACGAACCTGATGTGTCCTTAGTAACTCTATCTTTGATCCGGCAGACCCAGCAACGCCAGCACTAACACCTTCGAGTATGGAGACTACGCCACCCTCCTTACCAAGGCGAAACATATCCCCACCAGCCACTACAGAACCATATCTCCCCGAACTAAACATCTTACCACTAGTAGACATCAATGGAGCGTTTGGAGCGATGGCTGCTATTGGACCCTTGAAAAATGTTTTTAGAGGAGTCCATGATCTTGCTATATTCGCCAGAGCATTCTCAGACCCGCCACCGGGGACCTTCACGCCAGAAAGTTCCAACCGCGCTAAAGCTGCTCGTAACTGATCCATCCCAGTCGGAAGGGGCTTTCTAGCTGCTTCAATAAATCTCTTAACTCCACCTATTGCCGAACCAGCACTACCAGCTTCGCTAATAGCATACCTACCAAAGTTCTTACTAAATCTTCCGAGATTGCCCATCTCTGCGGAAAAGCTCTTTGATAAGGCTACCTTTTTTCTGAGAAGAACAAATCCGGCAATAGCCCCAACAGCCGCAGCTGACATAAGGATGCCACTCCCAGCAGCATAGGCACGCTTTTGGGCTGATATTGGTTCATCTGTGTTCTCTAGATAAACGTTTTTTCCGTTCATTCTCTCCTCGCCAAAAAAAGAGGAGTCTAGGCCTTTTTCTTAGGTCTAGTCGCTCCTCTTGGATTATTGGACTGGTTTGGTAAACTGTTTCCGCCCCCTACAAGAGCGTTTTCTTTTTCAAAGTCTACCAAACCTGGTTTTGGTTGTGTGTTTTTTTCTACCGATATTTTTACATCCAGTATTGATTCTGCCAATGATAAGTATTTAAGAAAATCGTCATAGCTAAGCTTTCCTATCTCCTTCAGTGTAAGCCCAGGGAAAGCCTTAAATATAAGCCCTGCTATTTGGTTTTCTAAAATTCCTAAATTATTTCTTGCCTCTTCTATATCCGATTCAACTTTCTCAACCCCAGAGAACCCGGATACACTGATAATTGTTTGGAGTAGACACTCTACTTCACCAGCAAGCTTCTTGTCAAGCTCATCAACATTAATTTTAGGGTACAGAATACACAAACGCAAAACTAAATCATTTGTATCTATAGAAAATTTACTTCCTATAACAAATAAGGTAGAATGTTCAGACTTTGTCATGGCCCTAAATATATAATCCTGCCCTTTTATTGCCGCGTAGTACACAGAACCATATTTCTCTTTCCACTGCATTATCTTATCAAAGTTATCGACAAGAATATGTGTCATATCTCACCAGAACTATAGTTTCACTGGTTCTTCTACAACACCAAAATTAGAAGCAGACATAATAAGATCAACAAGCGTAGATATGGTCCCAGCTTTTAGGGCTGCTATTTTTATTGGATCTATCACTGGCCATACAACACACATCTGCACAACCTTCTCTTCGGCAAAAGATTTGTTCTCACTTTGCCCAGCTCCCAAAATTTGTTTATACTCAAAGCGTCTTATCGGTCGATAAATATACTTCTCATCACCAACAAACTTAGCCACATATACGTCACCAAATTTCGTTTTCCACTCATCTATCTGTATCTGCGCTGGTCCCCCAACGACACCTAATGGATTATCTTGCTCTGACATATCTCTTCCTCCTCATTTCTAAGTACCAACATATTCATCAGTACTTCGTGCAAAAAACTCGTATTGCTCCATTACATTTTGGCCGCCAGGTTGTATCATCTGGCTATCTCCCATTAAATGAACACCATTTATTGCTTTGGTTGTGGATTGAGCATAGTCGTTTAGAGTCCGAGCTGCATTACCAGATGTATCTCCGTATGTAACTAGTATATTAAATCCGTCTGGTAGATCTCTATGCTGCCTCACGTCTGCTGCTGTTGTTTCTATATATGACGCGTCTTCCCCCGCTGGACTCATTGCCCCGGGTATAAGAGTGCTGTCCCCCCAAATAATTGACTCATATCCCTTGGCAAGCGATAAAAAGTCTGGGCTATTACCTATATCTATTATCTCTTGTGATGTCTTCGGACCAAATGTTCCGACTTTTAAATAGTTTCCTATTATGCTCCTGATCACTGGCCACGAATTTTTATCTGTCGTATTATCATATATTTTTCTAATCTCATGCAACACAAGAGAAAGATACCCTGATTGCCTAAAATTTATTACAAAACTCCCCTGAACAATAACCGTCCCCTTAGAAACTGCATCAAATTGTTGCGAAGCATATCCATAAATTGGGCGCTTATTCTGGCTTCTAGACCACTGTATTGACACAATATCATCTATAAGAATATCGCCAAACCACACAGTTATCTGAGAGCCAGAGTAGTATGAAAACTTGTTAATCTCATACTGTTGGCCGGGCGAAGTATACCCCATATTTAATTGTGGCATTATTGTAACGAGCTCCTATGTGAAGACATCCGTCTATTCGCCTGCTCCATAAGTAGATCTGACCCAGTCCTAAGACCTGGGAGTTTTTTCTGCTTTCTAAACGGAGGCCCCTTATGCAGCATATCTATGTCCTGCGCAACATAAGTATTGGTCTGCTCTGTAATCATGTCATCTATGCTAAATGTCACACCCTCATTAACGATTCTAATTCCATACATCCCCATTGTCGCAACATCGCCATACTCATTATTAAATGTAACAATAATATTGAACGGTGGTATCTGATCAATCAATATTGTTGATGGGTCGTATTCATCGACATATGAATACTTGAGAGCTTCAGATAAAACATACTGATCAAGAACCGTCCACACCAGAGTTCCTGCGACAGTTCTGGGTCCCCTCGTGTACGAGCTTGGGTATACCTTCCCCAGAGACCTTACTGGATTTACTTCCCTGAATGTGGAGTAACTGATCGTTTGTAGATTTCCAAGAATTCCAACAACTGGCTCGGTAGAACTATTTGGACCTTGAATATTCTCACCCTTAATTGGCTGCGGTGGGATGTGTATGTATGCTATTATATCTGCGCCAGAAAATGAATTGAAATATCCATATGCATTGCTATGGCAACTCTTAGTCCCATCAATAGCTCTTGATCGTGCTATCTTTTCGTTTTCAGTCTGATCATGAGTATATTGCTTATCACCAAGAGGCCACCAATATGGTGTGTTAATCAGGCTCCCCACCGATATGTCATCAAAGAATCCCATATGCTCTCCTATTGGATGGGGCCCAAATTAATGGGCCCCAAACTTATGGCTAGCTCTGCGCCCACGTTGCAGTTGAAGAAACATCTGAGTACGAAGCTTTCCATTGACTAATCTCTCGAGCAACAAACGTCATCTGCTGCTCAGTTACGATATCATCTATGGACATTCCCGAACCTTCGTTCAGAATTTCTACTCCTCTAACTGCCATCTGAGCCACTTGTCCGTATTCATTTGCCGCTGTAAGAACAATATCAAAAGGCGGAATCTGATCCGGATACCAAGCTGGCTGCCAGGTATTATCCGTATTAACATCTTGCCATACCTGAGCGCCCTTCGCTTCCTCACTGGTGTGTTTCTGCACATCAGTATCGTGAGCAAAGAACCACCCAGACCTATCCTCCATAGTTCTGAAGGATTCTAGCAAGGCGCTTCTGTCAAATACTGTGAATATCAGAGTACCAGCTATGCCTCTTTTCCCTCTAGAAAAAGAACGAGGATCGGCACTACCCATCGTGTAGATGGGAGCCTTCTCTCTTGTCACAGAATATGACACGCCCTGAAGCTCGCCTATAATTTTCCCACCGAACGTGGCTTTAATGTCCACGCCGGAGAAAGAATTATAACTCCTTGTATATTCGCTAACTGGCATGTTTATTCTCCTTTTCTAGTTTATTCAGAGGTCAAAGCAACAATTACCGTAACCTGCTGCAGTTCAAACGCCGGTACCAAAATCAATTCAACGGTAGCCTTACCCAGGATCTGATCAGTAGGTGTAGCGTACACATTGAAATTAAATCTCCTAAGTGCTCCTCGTTCCTGCATGTTTTTTAGAGCATTCTCAATAGCAGTTGCCATTGCATTTCTTTGAGGCGCGTTATTAGGCTCTCCAATAAACTGGTCAGCAACATCTCGTACATAATTAATTGCATCATGCACTATTCTGACAGTCGAAAGTCGAACATAATCAGATCTATAATACGAACTTATATTATACGCACCAGTCATAGCACTAGCACAAACAACACCCTTTGGCTTTGATATTAATGTAACAAATCTTCCACCAGCCAATCGGTTAGCCTGAGATTGTGAGACTCCTTGCGCGAGAACAACACCTTGAACCACTTTATTAGTCGGTGCACTCTTTGCCTGTAAAGATGAAATCAAACCGGCATATGCAGCCGAACCATCGGCATTATAGTAACCTAGCGTAGGATAAAGTTCGAGAGCCGCATCGTTTGATGCTCTGACATTAGCAGCAACAACCGATATATACGCTCCTATATCAACCTTGTTTCCTTTTGCATCGGTCACATCACCACTTCCGTACGCTCCAGGCATTTGCTCTGAAACAGTAGCAACAAGCCTGTAGTTTCCGGGAGTTCCATTTCCAGCGGTGTCTGTGGTTCCGTCGTAATACGACATTCCAGTATAATTCTCGCACTTAACAATCCATGACTCAATCTCGGTAAGAGTCGGAGTTCCAGATGCGTTAGCATTTGCTCTAACCACACCCATTACTCCAAGACATGTGTTGTTGTTTTTAGTTGCCTGATAACAGAAATTAGCCAACTGAAATCCAAAGCTCCACGCGCTTCCACCGGTACCATGATAATCAGCTGTTACTGAATCGTCCAGTCTTGCTCCTACTGGAACAACAACATCAGCATTGTAATTTATCAGCACATCATATGCCGCACCGAGATACCCATATCTGTCGTTAATTTCAAGAGACGCACCCGATGCAGCTGGGAGAATATTCATAAGCTCTATATCTCTTCCTCCAGCAATATAGCATTCCATCAAGGCCTGACAAAGCTCACTTGGAGTATCATCAGCGTTCTTGAAGGATGTATATGCAGTCGTAAGAGATGACGCAGAAATAGCATATGGTATGTATGGTGTAGCACTGGCACTAGTAGAAGTGGTAAAACCTAGCAGGAGGACCTTAGGACCAGACGGTGGCCTGCTAACTCTTAGGCCTTGATCAAGTATTTCTACCGTTGCTCCTGGTAAATTTGCAAAGGTTGGCATTAATTATTTCCTCCTTTAGTTAATGTAAGTTCTGAACCCTGTATCCAGAACCTCCCTATACCCAGAAGGAGAGACTTCGTTTCCCCATTCGACCCCAGAAAATCCGGATGGATAAGCGTTGTCTACCTCTAAATATAGGTCTAGCTGTTTGAAATCATATTCCTTAATAGTAACGATAGTTTCTGTCTTAAAATAGTACAAAACAGATCTTACAGCCAAGTCATTCCTAAACTTGCTAACTTCTTCATCTATCGTTCTCATCCAGTACAGTATTTCATTGACCCCATTCTTCTTCCAGACCCATGTATACTTATACATAAAGTCTTCAAACCATTCTATAAGATCATCGGCTCTATTATTGTATTTTGACCAACAATCAAATTGAATCAAGTTATCGAACCATTGGCCCAGGATAACTACATGACAATCAGCGTGATCTGGGTCTACTACGTATTGACGTATTCTTGGTTTTATTTCTGTCGGCGGATCAAAAGGATGCCTACCTATTGTTCCCGGCTCCCTTCGCTTGACCCTAAAAAGTACCGTATCTCTCCAATCAGCAATAGGTTTATCCTGGTAGTATCTAGAGTATGACGACGAAAAGTTTACAGTGTTTTTTGCTTCTAACTCTAACCTATCACTAGTTCGAGGCGCGGTAGAAGAAGTTGCATTTAGTCGTATTACTTTTGTTTTTTGGTCAACAACCTCAGCTATCAAATAAACTTGCCCAAGCGTTCTGTTGTATATCTTGTCTCCAACAGCTAGATACCGAGCGTTTGGCATCTTGATCTTCCAAGCCGTACTATCAACAGTCTCCCACCTTCCCTGGTAATCTACGAGACTCTGATATATATATGTTGTGACATCGTTAAGAGTAATGGCCCTATCACTCTGGCGCATGTCACTTCTCTCTGGATTAGTGGAGAAATATGGAGTTTCATCATAGGATTCAAGTCTTTTCCACGGATCTGCCATATTAAACCACCTCCAACTTTGATGCTGCTCTCCAGAACTCTATCCTACCAGTTTGATCTCTAAAAGGCTCTGCAACGGCTATTCTGTACACTTCACGCAGTTCATATGGCCTGACTGGTTTTTCGTCAGTTGTGTCCATCTTTACCTCTAGTATTTTGTCGCCCTTCTTTGGATTGACATAGTGCTGAAGCCAGAATACTATATAAGTGACATTCATCCATCCTATGTCAGAAACAACCTCGGTATTAGCTAGACCAATTGCCGGAGAAACCAGCATCCTTCTGGACAGGTGCAACTCATCGTCATATATCCATCCATCACCACCACAAATTGGGCACCTCAGTTGGGGTTCATTGTATTTCCCCATATCCTCATTGAAGCTTTCGTCACCCTCTGGTTTCTGGTTCCAACATGTACATCTTTGCCTTTTGTCCATTCTTCTTAGAATAACCCAATGGCCCCTTCTTGGATAGTACTCATTTCCCTCTAGAATGAGTTTCATTTCGGCGCGTAGGTCTATCTCGCTGTATTTCCTCGTTTCTTCAAACGGGAACACTGGAATCTTATTTGTACCAGACGCATTTCCTGCCCCATTCTTAGGCCACATTGGAAGACCCATTATATCCCCCTATGACCAGTCACTGTAAAGCCCTGGTGACTTGATCTTTCTTGTCATTGACTTATTTGCCCCAAGAGTATCTCTTCCGGTCTCAAGAGACCACGTTCTAACACCCCTCATTGGTGGAGTCGCCGGAGATGTAACACCCTTGATGGCCATTTTTGATTTTGCTCTTCTGTACTTTCCAAGCATGAGCTTCATCCAAGCATTTGCACAATCCAACGCTTTTTGGAGAGCTCCTTTTATACCCGCCTGTATGTCAGTGCTTTCCTGTATTGAGAAATCTCCTAGACGCTTCATCATTCCGGGCCCAACAGACGCCATATCAAGCAATTTGCCATACAGCAGGTCATACTGTGTCTTGCAACATACCCATCTCTGTGCTGCAAATGGTGGATTATCCATATCCCACTTGTACTGACTATATATGGTGTTCGCTATGTTATAAGCCTCGAGAGAATTAAAATATATTGTCCTGGCTATTGTGTCATCTGGTATCTCTCTTATGAATGACCCTATTGATGTACGTATAAAAGGTATTGTACAATAATATGGCCTATAGTCCGTGGTAAACATGAACTTATACTTATTGCCGAGTTCTGTCCCAGTTGAATCGGTAATCTCGTCAGATAATGTTACTGTGATTTCATTATTTGTTCTCCACGCATAATTATTAGAGTCAAAGGTGGATGGAGTCCACGTCAAGGTTGAGCCAACATCATTACTAAGAACTCCGCTTGGCATATATGTAACAGTGGATGGATCACCATCAACGGAAGCTATGTCAAAAGTCATCCAATCTTGTAATATCGCAGATCCGCTAGCTACTGCCCGATCGAATTCTATGGTAATTGGTCCATCCCAATGAACGGTTAGGTAATCCCCATTTATGGCACCAACATTAGCCTCGTAATTTTCTGGACTAGTAGTCTTTATGTATAAAGCAGTGAGAACTGGTGGCTCAAGAACTTTATCTACTGGAGAGTCCACCGTTGCTGCGTCTTCGGTATCACCATCTGCATCGGTGCCCTCTGAGTCTCCGGTTTCCGTTCCCGTCGTGAAATACCAAGTTAATGAAGCCGCTAGACTTTCACTGGCCGCATTTTTAACACAAAGAGATGATTGATCCGCACCTATAATAACAACATTATACTGTGTATTCTGATCTAGCACAACATCGGGGGCTAGGGTTATGGTATAGGTAGTAGAGTCATATGAAACACTTTTATCTATAAGGTTGTAGTCGGATATTCTATAGATAAGGCAAGTATTATCATTGACAGATGTAGAGTCTAACGCTTGATCAAAGGTAACGGTAATATACTTATTAAGGTATACTCCAGTTTCGTTTGTATCAGGACTTCTAGTTGTAAGGGTAGGTGCGGCCATTTAATCCCCTATGAGTTTGTTGTTATTTGTATCTCAATTTTTTGCTGATCACTCTCAGTTACTTTGGATATACCCCCAATGTATTTCAACCGTTTCTCACAATACTTAATAACGCTCGTTCTATTTTTTCCAAGTTTCTCAAAATCAATTACTTTTTCTATAACAGAAACTTTCTCGCTCTGTTTTACAGATTTATCGAGAACTATCGTATCGAGCCATTTAGTGATCTTATCACGCCCAGTCTCTAGGGCTTTTTGAATGTCGCTGTCTCTATCTGGCATGACGGCTTTTATAGAGGCCTCTCCAACAACCAAATGTCCATTGTCTACTGCTCTATTGATTTGCTTTAAATGAAAGTCGGTTGCCGTTTCTGGTATAACTGCACTTGCACAGTTTGCTGCATTAAGATTTATTCCCCCATTTGTCTGAAAAAAGAAACCTCTTTTTAATGTCACCAAGCTAACACGATCTCCTCGTCTAACTTCTTGCATTACATTCCTCCTTTATATTTCTTGGATAGCCGGGGAGCTGGCATGAAGCCAAACCCCCACGGCTAAACTAGTTATCTCTCTTCTTCCTCTACACCAGACTGATCTATAACAGGTAGCGGTCCTACGCCGCCTGTCCAAATGATCCGTGGATCCACTCTTAGACAGTCGTCTGATCAATAGTAGGAAGTGCGCCAGAGCCAGATTCCCAACGAATACGATCTTCCATATCGTAGGCTTTAGTGATGCTGACATTCTTGGCAATAGATATTGCTTTTCCCTCATTAAGAACACCGAGACCATATCTCTCTCTAAACTTAATGGTCCTGATATCCCTGTTGGGATCATCCCATTCCTCGTTCGTGACATCCTCATCAACAACGATAATACCAAGTTCATTGGTATCCGCCATGATAATGTCAGTCGTAGCAGCAGTTGCGCCAGAGGCGGCAGTGTACGAGAGGAAAGGAGAAACGACGATTCTCAACGGTGACGGGAACATATTAGGAACGTTCGCGTACGTAGATGCAGTGTAGGGAGCCGATGCAGTAGGTCCTACATTTACTCCGCCCTGATACCAAGATCTGGCAAGTCCGGGCTGACCCTGCATAGGTCCAAACATAGGTCCACCGTTTGCAAAGCCAAAAGCTCTAAGAATCGGATCGCGAGCAAAAAGCAACCATCCGAGCGGGCTCATTAGCAGTGCATTGGGTACGAATCCTTCTCCAACAACTTTCGAATACATGACAAGAAGGTCATCGAGAGTAATGGTTCCGTTGCCGGTTCCATCAGACGCGCGACCCGAGGTCTGCTTTGTGGTAACATTGTTATCATAAGTAGTAGCGCCCTCGTTCCGTATCATGTTGAAGATCTTTGTTTCTTTGTGACGAGCAAGCGCACGACCCGCAGCGCGGATATGCATGCTCATTACATCGTACTGTGAATACCTTAGCATCTCATCAGTTATTCTGACCTTGACACCAGATTTTCCGATAAACGCAGTGACTGTACCCGCAACTTCGAGCTTGCGCTCTGGGTATTCTCCGCCTTCCGGAATATCCTCAGCCGTAAAAGCACCCGCGGCTGGGAACGTGATCTGCTGCCCGGCAGAAAATCTGATGGTATGCAATAGGCTAGTACCGACAAGCAAAGGCTCGATAGCTTCTTTAACTATATTGGAAACAACTTTTCCAATAAGAATTGAAGCATCGGGAGTTGAAAGAGCGTCGCACAGATCTTTAAAACCGATTTTCTGTTCTTTCTTAGAAACATCGTATTGATCTACTCCGCTCTCGAAGCCGTTATTTCTCCAAATCTTTTCAACATTTTCATACTTATCTTGGAGCTTTGCATCCGAAAAATGTCTCTGAGTTTGGAGGTCGCTTCGCTGCCCGATTTTATCGAAAACCCTAGCAGATACGGCACCAACCAATTCATCCGTAAGCTCGATTTTCTGTTCTGGCATTTTAGTAATTCCTCCTTGAAATAAGCTCGTAAAGTAGCTCTATGCTACCATAAGCTGGATTAACATCTTCTCGCTATAAGCAGCCGAATTATCAGTATCATACAGGTGCTGAGGTACTCCGTCAGTATCCGAACCCGAAAGACCAAGTCCAGGAACTGTTTGCACCTTGTCTAGATTATCAACTGCTGATACGGTCTTTCTCTGAATACAACGTCCTACGATCTGAGTAACGTCGTGCGTACCATTGGTCCAAATTATGTATCCGCCATTCGCATCGGACTGAACGAGATCGCCAGCACCAATAGCACCGGATGCATCACAGCCAGTCTTTACGGGAACCTCGATGAGGTAATCGCAAAGAACAGCAACTTTATCCTGAACCTGATAGTTCGTGTACTTAGTTATTGCTGTCGGGCTCGTGCTATCATAACCCGCATTTAGATTCTGGTAGTAGTCATATGGCGCAACGCCAATAGGCTTATTACCAGCAACCTTATCGGTAGAAGTACCTGCTGCAGAAACATACGTGTCATGACCGGCATCGTCGATATCGACTGTTACGCCAACGTCATCGGCAGTATATGTAAGCTCCTGTGAAGCTCCACCATTTGCATTAACAAGATCACCGCTAGGATCGACCGCAACGATCGTTCCGGCAGTAACAACTACCCAGTCATTAAGATACTTATCTTCATGCTGCACCGGGAGATACTGAGCCGGTTTAAGCTCTAGCGCCGGGCGCTGTCCCTCGGAGATTTCAAGAAATTCTCTGTATAGACCTGAGTTCTTTTCATAACCTCTAGGTATTCTCGAAGCCATTGATTATTCCTCCTTTGAATTTTTACTACTTCGCTTTTGGAAATAAGCGAGTCAGTTTTTCCTTCTTGCCTTCGTACGATTTTTTCTTATCTTCTATAGCTTCAGCTATAACGTCCGCCTGGGCAATTGAAGGATTGTCGCTTTTCCCATCAAAGTTAGTAGCAAGAGCAGTATCCTGCTCTACGAGTAGATCTTTGATCTGGTCTTTTAGAGAGTCAATACTTCTCTGAGCAAACTCTTCGATCCTTTTGTCACGAGCATCTGGGGTCGAAATGCTTGCAACATCTGGCTTACGAAGAGCTTTCTTCAGATCATAAAGTCTCTCAGCTACCATTCTGTGTAGTTCTGAGTTCAGCTTGACGTTCTCGTCAAGCATTTTCTTTCCGCTATCTTTCATATCAGAAGTCTCCTTAGAGTCACCGGTTTTTTCTTCAGCCGGTTTCGGAGTTTCTTCTGCCTTTTTCTCTTCTTCAGCAGCTGCTCCCTCTACCTTGGATTCGTCTGCCTTGGGTTCGGCATCCTTGGGCTCATCTGCCTTGGGTTCGGCATCCTTTAGCTCGTCGGTCTTCGGCTCTTCCGCTTTGGGTTCTTCTGCGGTCTTATCAGCAGCTGGCGTCTCTTCGGCTTTGGGCTCCGCGTCTTTTGGTTCTGCGGGTTCTTCAGCGTCTTTAGCATCACTGTCTTTCTTCGCGCAGTCTTCTGTGAGCTTCTTAATTTTGTCTTCATATTCCTTAGAAGCATTATCCATAGCTTCCTTTATTAGCGCCTTCACTACATCTAGATCTTTAAGCTGATCCTTGGTTAATTCGTTAAGATTCACGACTTCCTCCTTGTCAATTTTCTGGGAGATCCTGGATTTTTCTAATAAATGTATTGCTAGACTATCGCTCTCTTCCTTCCCGGAGTCGAGCATCACGTATAGATTCTCTCCACTTCCACGATCGGAAAACACTTTTTCTTGCTCGCTGCTAGCGTATGTTCTAACTTCAAGAGCGTCTTTTTGTTCAGATATGATAGCTTCCTTAACACCAGCAAATTCGTCTGCTGGGATATTTACAAAAGATACTTCCCTGTACAAAAGGTTACCAGTGGTCATATATGCGAGTTTACCGTCATATTTTTGACCGGGCATGTGGTCACAGGGACCATCCTCTCCGCTCCAATCCTGGTTACATATTGAGCAAAAAGCATTCTCAGTGGACATTCTCACAGAAACAGTCTCGTATCGTCCATCTAATATCTTTTGTATTGCTTGCGGATCTGTAACCTTGAGCGTAAGCCTGAGAAATCCATATCCATCACTATGCTTCAAGATGGGGGTATAGTCGGTAGATTCGATTGCTCTCTGCGTCTTAACATATTTCGCAGCAAGTACTCTCCCGATAGGATCCTGCGAATCATCATGATTGGTAAGAACAGGTTTCTTGTATGGAGAAGTCCAGCTCTTAGCTCCACGTCTCATTGAATCTGGTGGATAAACCCTATTATTAATAAGTGTACCAGAATGTGTGGCATCAACCTCGCAAACAAGGTTATACCCAGATTTTACTTCTTGCTGGCCATCGACCATAATTGTTTTAATATTCTTTTTGTCAGCAACTATCTTTACAGAGAACGTATCAAATATTTCCATTTGTTTACCCATAGTATTCTCCCATGCTTTTTATATCTTATTTCCCTTTTTATATGGCGGATTCTTCCTTGTTCCATTGGATCCATATCTTTTTGTTAGATCTTTTTGGACAGCTTTAAAATACTTATTTTTTTCTCTTGTTGGGTCATATGGGCCTATCCCAGCTGTGGACTGCCCCATTGGCGCTCCATTTTTAATATCAGACATATTTCCTCCTATTCAACAATAGTTTTTTCGCTTAAATCACGTAGCCTAGGCCTAAGTGCCTCAAATACCCCGGAAATCTTAAACACCAAATCTCCCCTAACATCTGTTGATTTTATATTGCTACAAAGGAGATCTCCTAAATCATTAAATACACACTGTATTCCATTATCAAACGCATCACTATGAATCCTGAAGCCATTCGCCTTACTCTTCATGTCTTCATATGTTAAATTGATCATTGGTCTGAGCTTTTCTATCTCTATCGACTTCCAATTATCCATGTCATTTACCATATCAATTATATCAACTTTAGTTAAATGCCACAGATGATCAAGCAAAGCAGCGAGACCAGCGTAGTCCTTCTTTTGCGATGTTTTTGCTGGCTTAGTTCCGTGCTGATTTGTTGGCTTCTCCCTGTTATCAGTAGCCTTGACCTTTTCTGCGATCTGACCCTCAAGCTCAAGGGTTGGTTTTTGAACAACCTCAAAGTACATGTCCTGCCTTTGTTCATCTGACACAGGATCTCTTGCTATTTCATCTCTCATTTCTATTTCTGAAATCGCATGATGCTCATATTTAAATATCGAATGGTTCTGCGTTTTAAGCATATTATCTATATCGATTTCTCTAAATTTAAGTTTTACAAAGCTATCCTCTTTTTCATCTATAGCAAATCCACCCTCAAACAATAATTCTTTCAGCATGTATTCATTGATAAAATTTTCAACAACAGATTGAAAATCCTTACATCGGTCTGTCATTGTTTTATCTATTGTACCAGCTGTTGCTCTATTAGCCGTATCACCTCTACCAAGAGCTATCTCCGAAACACCAAGACCCGCCAGAACTCTCTTCTCAAAATACTTCAAATAATCCTTAGCATCGATTGCCTTTCCTTGGGCCCCGAGATTCTTTATTTCGTGCCTTTCTGGAGTTACAATACTTCCCTCCGTCGGCATCTTTTCAATTTGCTCTTTTATTACATCGACCTCGGACGTCCCATCCTCGTATACCTCCGCTGGAGCAGTCTCAGTTCCAACCGTGTATTGGTAGAGGGGGAATAAGTGCGCGTTAAGAAGCATCTCTACGTTTTCTTCCATTCTCCTTAGAGATCTTATATCATCAAGAACTGGTACTATGTATGGAGTTCCAAATGCAAACCCTTCCTTCTTGTCATAATATATATGTATAATGTTCTCTGGTATAAACTGAGGCATAATTGGATTACCAGGAACCCTTTGCCAATATTTCAATATCTTACCGTGAAAATCTCTCTTAACTCTCATAGAGGTTGGATCCATGGGGAAATAAGCAGCTACTGGTTGCAACGCTGGCCCACTTATCCTGTTAACTGGAGCTCCGCTAGATCTATTAATATCTCTAACTTTCACGAGGAAG